ATAGTTAGATCACCACAAGCAAATGCGTTTGTGTTTGCTGGAACTGTGATGTCCTCATCGAGAACATTAGGATTACTCTTGATAATTCCATAAGTATCCAACCATTGCTCAGCACCATTTGCTCTAAGTTTTCCTTTGACATTGATGTCGCCGTTGACTTCGAGTGTATACTGAGGATCTGCTTGGTTAATACCAACCTTAGATAGTCTGTAGATATCTAACTGGTTAGATGCCTCTGTCCATCTAGAAGTAACGAACTCTTCGTTATTCTGGAAGAACTGACCATTCAAGTTCATGTCACCCTGAACATTCAGGAAGTAATTTCTGTTAACGTTGTTAGATGGATCAGTTCCAGAAGTCGAAGAAGTGTTAATCGAAACTCTATTGTCACCCTTAACTAGTAATCCAGGAGTTCCGTTCCAGGAAGTTCCACCATTGTTAGTAGATGCGGTGATTTCAAATGCGTTACTATGTCCAATCTGGTTACCAATTCTGAAGTTTCTCTGACTAGAGGAACCACGGAAATAAATTGGAGCACCAGAGTTGTCATTGTCACTATCAATAGTGATGCCAGACTGGAAGAAACCAGTACCATTAACTTCAAGAGTATAATCTGGTATACGGGTAAGGTTGACACCCATTCTTCTGGATGCATGAATATCTCCAACAACTCGGAAACCTAATAATGTTTCTGTACCTTCAAACTGGAACTGTTCGTTGTAAGAACCAAAACCAGTAGAAGCATCGCCATGCTGATAGAACAATCTACCTTGCTGAGCATAACTTCCAGATTGATGATCACTAAATCTAATTCCTACACCAACATTGTTAGAGGAACTGCGGATCATAATACCGCCATCGCCTCTAACATCTAGAGGAGCGACTGGGTTGGCACCAGCGTTAATACCAACACGATCGGTAGATACATCAACAAACAATGTGTCAGTATCAACTGCAAGATCATTTGTGATAGAAACAGTGCTTTGGAATGTACCTGTTCCTGATACCGTGAAGTTACCTCCAGAGATAGACAGGTTACCAGTCATGGTATCGCCTGCTTTCAATACGTTGAGAGAAGCAGAACCAATGATCTCACCACCATTAGCAGTGTCTAGAGTAATTACCCTAGCGGCAAAGTCGCCATTAGCATCACGCTTGACTGCAGTGCTTGGAATGTTTGCAGTCTGGAATTGAATGTTACCAGCGTTCCAGATTACATTACCATTGATATTGAAACCATCAGCGTTTGCTACGAGAGCATTTAGAGTACCAGATCCATCAGTAGAGTTACCGCCAGTAGCGATAATTGCTGCATTGTATCCAGTAGGAGCTTGTGATGCACTAGTAAAGTAAACTGCAGGAGATGTTGCAATATTGTCTGCTCTACCAAGTCTAAGGTTAGCAGTACCACCATCACTCTCTAGTTTTGCAACCTCAACAATGTTGTCGTCTTCAATAGCAAAATCTTGGAAAGCAGTGTTAACTGCTGTAGTACCAATATTTACAGCACCAATAAAGTTACCTGTTGTTAGTCTACCAATGATAATTGTGTAATCATTGAAGTTATCAGATGGATCATCATTAACAACAATATTGTCAATTGCAATTCTACCTGTATTTTGTGCCTGGGCATTGTACAGGTTGACTGTGTTGCCTGGTACAAATGGAGATGTGTTCAGGATTTGACCTGAAACATAAACTCTATACTTAGGATCACCGTTGAATGATTGAACCGTTAGTGTATCTCTAACTTTAGTAGGACTGATAAACGTTGGTAGTCTGTTGTCAGATAGAGTACCGTAGTTAATATTCAGTGCATTCTGATACCACTCGCCTTGCTTGTTATCAAGTCTGTCAGCGTCCATGGTAGATCCAGGACCATCATTTAGAGATGTCCACATCTTCGCCCAAGAACCGAATGCAGTAACGCCAGTTCCAGAACCACGTAAGTAGATGTTATCATTGTCAGTGAATGCCATCTGTCTGACACCACCTTCAGCGGTTAGACCTTGACCTTTATTTCTAATCGTTAGAACAAGGTGTTGAGTTCCACCATCAAACAGACTGTCAGCAGTATTGTTGATAGTGTTAGCAACTAGACCCTCAACAAAGTTGTTAGGAGTTGGGTTGGAGGTTGGGTTGTTTGTACCAGTTGCAAGTCTGATAGTATTACCAGAAGAACCAGAAACACTGATATCATATGTTCCAGAAAGTCTATCGGTTGGTAGCGTACCAGCATTCTGGTTGCTAGAGTTTAGATAGAAAGAACCTTGCTTGGTATCGAGAAGGTCAGCATCTAGACCTGATCCAGGTCCAGTTTTAATTTCTACAGAACCATTACCTGCTGTACCAATATTGAACTGATTTTTCTTCAGTCTAACAACACCAATTGTTCCATATAAGTCAGCAGAGATCGTTAGATCTGTTACTCTCTGAACGTCAAGAGATACGTTTGCATACTGTCTGTTAACAGTAGAAGTCTTGACTGCTAGAACTAGACCAGAACCACTACCAATCGCTGTTGGTGGATTTGTGACATTAAAGTCATTGTTATATCCAGTACCGCCATCAGTTACAACAACATTAGTTACGGCGTTTCCAACAACGTCAATATTTGCTTTTAGTCCTGTACCAGTACCACCTAACAACTCAACGTCAAAGTATTGTCCGTTGGTAAATCCAGATCCACCAGTTTGGACGATAACATCATCAACAAAGTTACCTTGAGTGTAAGTAGATTCAAAGACCATTGGAGATCCACCACGCTCAAACTCAATAATTGTGTTTGCAGTGATGGTCTGGGTAAGTGGATTGTTCAACGAAATCGTTGTTAGTCCAGCGGCAGTAATAACACCAGTGATATTTGTGTTTGCCTGAATACCAGCAACAGTTGCTTTAACTTCATGTCCAATAAGAACATCAGCATTAGTCTGGAAGATAAGTTGATTAGATCCAGATGCTGCTGTACTGTACAGTTTGTCGAAGTATCTAGTCTCTGCACCCTTGAGTGACTGAACTGCTAGGGCAAAGTTTTGGTCACCACGTAAGAATGTGAAGGAGTTTGCAGCACCACCAGATGCCAATCTATCAGTTTCAATAACACCAGATGTGATGTCTGTTGCAGCAATCTGGTTAGATGATAGAGATACCCAGTTATTGTTGTCACCAGAAGAAGTGTTAACAACTCTTGTTAGATTAACTGTTACTGCAGGAGTATCGCTACTCTCAATAGTATCGGTATCTGCAATTGCAATTAGGTTTACAATGTCTCCATACAATCTGCTCTCAATCAGAGCATTACCTTGCGCCTGTGTTCCTGCACCTTGAGGAGCAGCAATGGTAACAGTAGGAGCAGAAGTATAACCTTTACCTCCCTTAAATCCGTTGTAAACAATAAGTGTAAGTGTAACAACCTCACCATTAGCAATGGTAGTTTCTGCTCTTGCTTCTACACCACCAAATTGTAATGTACCAGAAAGAGTAACAGTTGGAGGAGATGTATATCCAGAACCACCGTCAGTAATGTTCAACTGATAGACAACACCTTGTCTGTATTCAGTTGCTTGCAGACGACCATTCGATAGACTACCAGTGAAGATGTCACCAATAGTAAATTGAATACTTGGGTCTGGGTTGAACGCTAAGAACTGACTGTCTAGATCGTTGTTTAGAATGAATGATGTAGATGTATCCTGTTGGATAGCAATGTCACCTGCGAGAGCACCTTCAATTTGTAGTCTCTCTGTTTGGTTTGCAACAGTATAAACTTCAAATGGTCTTAGAGCAGGGATCTGGTCAACAGAAATCTTACCACTATCAGTTAGTTCAACTAGTGCTCTAGGAACAGCGTTCGTAGAATATGGTTTGTTGATGTAAGGACCAAGGTTGTTAGTGATATAGTCCTTAACTGCCTTCTGAGTAGGTAGAATAGAGTTGCTGGAACTTGCGCCGCCAAGAGTATTGTCAGCAGAGAAACCAGTAACAACAACGTCTCCACCTTTCAGTTTCAAGAATTCAACTTCAGAGATGGTAACCGTACCAGTAAAGGTAATAGCACCAGTTCTGTTTTCAATTCTTGCGAACGTACCAACTTTAAAGTCACCAAGTTCGTCAGTACCAGAGACATAAACACGACCGTAGTCTTGAGATACTTGCTCGTTTGCTTCGTCCTTAGTACCGCCGTTCTCAGGTAGTGCAAGGTAGTTAGTACCAGAACCTGCAAATTCCCAAGTGTGAGAGGAAGAGTTAACAATAGATGGTCTGTGTAGTCTGATTGTCTTACCACTCAATACACCAGTACCAACCTGTTGATTTGTAGCACTGTCGGTAAGATCCATTCCCTGACCTTGACCATCATCAATAGTAATTTCTGCCTGGAACGGTGGACCTGCACCAACTGCACCTACGCTATCGATGAAGTATTCGATGTCAGGATTTGTATTCTCATAACCATCAATCTTGACAACGTAGTGTTCTAGTGGTTCTCTACCTAATCCGTCAATGGTTAGGATAGTTCTACCAGTTGGAGTTGCAGAAACGTTAACGATTGTCGCAACGTCAAATGTATATGCTTCTCTTCTAAATCCGATACCACGTAGAGCATAGATACCAAAGTTTGTAGCGGAGTTCGTGATAGAGCAGTAACCACCACTCTCAGCAAGAACACCATCAGCACAGAAGATAACAAAGACAGAAACCAACTGTGTGTAACCATCTTCAATAACCTTATATCCTGTACCACCAAAGGAGACGATGGTGAATGCGGATGCAACCATCGACTTACCCTGATTAGGGAAGGATGCTGATCCGTCTAGTTCTAGACCAGGGAAAGGACAGTTAGGTTGCTTAACTTTAGAACCATCAACCAGAGCACCACTACCACCAAGGAAGGAGATAACAGAAGAGTTCTGAGTATATGGTGATGCCTCAATGATTGGATAATCATCAAAGTCACCACGGATTGCCATACGTTGGTTATTGAGATCCGTAACAAAATTATCTGGATATGTGATAATTTCCGTGGTATCATACAGAGTTCCGAATGTCTGTGTAGTAGATCCTGGTTGTGTACCATTGACAGTATCTACTGCATACTCTAGGATGTCATCTAGTAAAGTAAATGATGTATCGATAGCAGTAGCAACGTTTGCACAAATTGGATTTCCTACTGTATCAGTTAGAATGTTATAATCTTCAAATCTAGGAATATCAGATAGTGCAGAAACATAGTCTCTAACAAGAATTGTTCCGTTTGCTAGAGCACTTACAAATGTATGTGGATCAGTATTGCTACCAGCAGGACCAACGTTAATTGTAATTGTGTCTGTACCACCTACACTAGTGTAACCTAGAACAGGATAAGATTCACCTGGGTTGGTATCCAGGATAGCAGGACTTGAATCATTACCACCGCCCTGATGAGCACAACTAAATGTGAGTGCTCCTAGTTGGAAACCAACTCTATGTTGGGCAGATGTTCCAAAAGATCCTACACTTGCTGATGGAATAGTAAGGACTAGTTCACCGCTAGTTGGATTGTATGTCGCACCAGTTGGTTGTGTTGTAGTAATATTACCAGTAGCAGACCAGTTACGCATTGCGTACTTAGTCCATACTTGTGCTCTTTCATACGCAAAACGTACAGCAGGTAGTTCAGCAATATCACCACCAATATATTGATTTCCACTGAAGTATGCTTCTGCGTTGGATACAATACCATGGTTACCACCAATAATCAAGTCACGTACAAGACCCTTGAGAATATACTTAGTGTCTCTATAACACTTTCTTTCCTCAATGTTGGTATGACCTAGTGATGGATAAGAAACTTTTACTTCTTCGTATACTTGATCAGCAATGAAGTCTGCGTTACGTGAAATCAACCATCCAGCGTCAAGGAATGCTGTATCAGAACCATTGGTAATGATATCTGCCCACAGATATGCAAGAGTATTGATTGCATCTCTTACGTTTGCACAAGCAGGATTACCAGCAGTTGCTGTAATTACAGTATTATCAAAGTATCTTGTTACGGAAGAATAACGTGGAGCATAGATAGGATCACTCTGGATACCATCCTTTGTTCTCCAGTTACGCATTGCGTAAATACAGAGTTCTCTTGCATATTCAATAGCACGGACGTTCTGTGCAATCTCATCTTCAATGAATGCAATCTTACCAGCAACGATGTACTTCTGTGCTGCTTCAATTACGTTGTGGTTTGTACCAAATTCTAAGTCTCTAACAACAGCGTTTACAAAATGAATAACGTCCTGACGACATTGCTCATCACCATTGTTACCTGTAGAATCAGGAGAACTGTATGATGGATATATTTTTTGACCAGCGTCACACTCAATTAGAAGACCAGCAAGTTTAACTGTATCATCTTCTGATAGAGCAGGAATTGCAATACTAGTTGTAACTGTCGCTTCTCCAGTTACCGAATGATCATAACTAAATCCAGTAATATTATAGTCAACACCACCAAATGTTACTGTACCACCACTAATATATGTGTTAGGATGATCAAGTGTTCCAAGATAAATCTTGAAGTCTAAACCACTAATGTCATATACACGATAGTGGTCTGTTTTGAACTCATCATTAATTCTTCCGACAACTTCATCTGCGATGAACTCTCTGTTGTTACGGAGGAATACACAAGCGTCTTGGAACCTTCTTTCTACAGGAGTAGATAGAGGGAAAGAGTTTGGTGAGTTGAGTAGGGATAGAGTAACACTTCTAGTGAAACTCTTGACTGTTGCAACTTGACCTGGGTCAAAGTTTGCATCCGTTAGTCCAGGAATTTTCTTTGGAATAACAAAACGTCTAGCACGACCATCAGCGTCTTCTAGAACTTTGTAAATTCTTTGTTTTCCATTCAACATGGAAATATCAGGACTATTATTTGTTGGTAGTCCTTCAATTAAGATCTCTTGACCTTCTTTAAAATCGTGAATATTGCTTCTACCAACTAGTTCGTTAGTGTAGAAAACAACACCACCTAAATCTTCTGCGTTACCAAACTGTTCTGATTGGAAACCACCAGTTGCAATCGACGCTTGACCTTGTAAAGAGAAGTCAAGTCTTTGAATTGGTAGAGTTGAAACGTAATCCTCGTCTACAGAAACAACTTCACCTTCTGCTCTAATCGACTTGAGAGATACAGAGTCAAATGTAAATGATGTTACAGTAGCACCCGAAATCGTAATAGATGCTGCTACATTTGTATTCCAAACAGGAGAACCAAGAATAGGTACTACCTGAACGTCCCAATATGTTGGTGCATTGGTGTCATCAATATCAGCAACCTGATAAAAACCTTGTGTAAAGTTTGTATCATTTGTATCATCCAGATAAATGAATGTACCACCAGGGATAATAGTTGTTGGATCGTTTGATGTTCTAAACTTGTTACTACCAGAAGTTGCTGTAATTGTTACGCCAAGAGAACTTCCAACAGCAGCGTTAGTGATATAATTAAATTGTTCACCCTCAACAAAGGAACCACTTGTCAGGCGAACATCGATAGTACCAGCAACATATGCACTAGCACCTGTAGTTGTGGCAAACGTAACACCATCAACTAGTGCTCTTGCACCAGTGTTAACACCAACAACTTCTACGCCAGTTTGTAGATTTGCAAGACCTGTGTTCTGCTGGAAACCAACACGGAAACGATCTGGTCCAAAAATCTGATGACCGATTGGGAACTGAACACCAAAGTCTCCATTGACTTCTTTGTCAAGCAGAACTCTTTGCTTATCGTCAAAGACCATAGCAAAGTCCCAGGTTGCAACTGGGTCACCATTTGCATCAATTTGGTCTCTATAAGTTACGCCAATAACATAGTTCTTATCACCAAACTTGACAATGTGCTTGCCAGGATTTCTTGGTCTGATGATTACAAGACGTAGGTTGTCACCAACGATCGAACAATCAGGTGGTAGAGAGATTGGGTTATCTTCTAGATAATCACCACCAGAAACGATGATAGATTCTTTAACACCAGGAGTTGACCACGCTAACTGCGCTGCTTTCTTGATCGTTCTAACTGGGTTAACTGCAGAACGACCATCGTTCAAGTCAGAACCAATTTGCTCAGAAACATAGATACGACCACCAACGTCATTCGTTGCTAGGTTGAGGACGTATTCTGTAGTTGCAATCTTGTCTGTTCTATCTCCAAGCAAAGGAGTAATAGAACGTGGATAGATACCTGCTTCACCAGTTTCGCCATACTTGAATGCACCAGTATCATTCGATCTGAAACCAATGTGCTTGAAATTAACTTCTCCGTTTTGTACAATACCGTCAACATGTACAGGCGCGGAAACACCCGTTTGTCCAGTGTTTAATGCTTGATAAACATTAGCACCAAAATATCTGTACTGGTTTTCTTGAATAATAACATTGGAATCCCATAGGGTTCCAGTGCCATTCATATAAGTCTTGAGGTTTGGACCTCTGAGGTTTAGGTCTGGAGTAACAAAGTTGTCAATGTCCAGGTTGAGAATTCTCGCCGTATCAGAAATGATAGACGTTGAGGTTCTAATAGCACCGTTGATATCAAGTTCAAAGTCAACAGTATCAAGTACAGCAGATGCAGTAGCACCGTTACCATTACCACCAGAAATTGTTACTGTAGGAGCAGACGTGTAACCAGAACCAGGATTATTAATCGCAATGTTAATAACCTGACCATTGAAGATAAATGCAGACGCTAGAGCTTGTACACCACCTGCTAAATTTGGTGGTCCAAGAGTAACAGAAGGCGCTGTGCTATAACCAGAACCACCAGTGAGAACATTAACCTCGTTAACTCTTTCTCCAGTTCTGTTAATACCAACACGGGGCAAACCCGTATTAGTGTCTAACTGAGTTCTCAAGATTTCTCGTTCGAGAGATCCTGTGCCTCCTCTAATAGTAAGTTCGTTATCACCGATGAGTTTTGGTTGTTGACCTCTTACAAACTCTTTATCGGAATTGATGTTGAAACTCATGGTGCCTGCCAGCCCTAATTATCCTCAGTTATTATTTAGCTTATACCCAATCAATACTAACAACTTTGGTATGTGCGATCCACTTGATTGTGTTTGTAGTACCTGCTCTAGTGGTTGTATAACTGAATCTGTTCGTAGAACCTAAAGGTTGAATGTCCCAAGTTTGACCAGTAGGAATATCATCTTTGATAACCGTTCTCATTGTAGATAATACAGATGTACTACCAACTGCATCACAGAAAACAGCACTCTCAAGTTTTGCGGAGTAGATTGTTCCTTGTGGATTTACACCAATGATATGTCCTGTGACAAAATTGATAGTATTACTTTCGATTACAATCTGAGTACCAACAGTATCTAATTGCAGAACCGCAGTGTTGATACCTCTAAGAATATACTCAGTTGTTTTACTGTCAGAATATACAGAGTTTTTAATCTCAAGGGTATTGAGATCTTTAGCATTTCGCAATTCATCGACAACAGTAGTCTTGTCGATGGAAAATCCACCAACGGAATCAAACTTTTCTCTTGTGGTTGCCATCTTAGTTCTTAGTTACGTTGGATACAAAGGTAATGTTGACACTTTCTGTTGGGTTGATTGGTCCCAACTCTACATTGATCTTAACTTCATTAGTTGCGGTGTACTCAAAAGTAGGAATAATAAGTTGTGTTCCAGTTCTGACATTACCATACTCTGTATGGAATACGTCGCTACCATTATCTATAACACCAAACTCGAAGAATTCTTTATCTCCGCTAGTTGGGTTCTTCGCAACTACAACAACTTTTGCTCCACAATCAGTTGCACTAGCATAAATTGTAGAACTTCCGTTGTTTGTGGTTCCTTTAACTAGAGTAATATCTTCGGTTAGAATTCTGACATCGTTAAGTTCAAACTCCTTGAGATCACCATCAAAGACCTTAACTCCATTAAAGTTGCCAGTACCAAATGTTGTATTGAAATATACATCTCCTTGGTTGTCTAGTCTTAGAACAGGATCAACTGTCAATCCAGCAGACAAACCAAGATCGAAGTATTGCTTGGATGTATGAAGGAATGTTGTGGTAACAGAAGTATTATCTAGTGTTGTTTCTGCACTATTGAATGTCATTAGATTTGCAGTAATCTCAAACTGATTACTTGTTTGAGATCTGATAGTATCTACACTGAAGAAATCAAGTGCGGTTGTGGTGAGTTGTAATGTATTGCTTCCATCATTGTAGAAGTACAAGATGTTTTCATTTTGTCCAGGAGCAGTTTCTGGAATAATGTAAGTGTTTTGATCAACGTCTTTAACTCCACCTAGAGAACCCCAGTTACCATTGTTATCATATCCTTCAAACTGACTGGAAGTTGTATTAAATCTAATAGATCCAGTTTCTGCTGCACCACGTTGTGTATCTGCACCAACAGGAATAACAAGAGATGATGGTGCGTCAACCTTAAGTTTCTTACCAGGGTTAGGTCTGATGATAATATCACTAATGTCACTTGACATTACGTTTCCTAAGAACCTTAGTTCTCCAGAAACTACGAGAGGAACATCTCCCAAAGGTCCAACTCTTACTTCCTCAGCACCATTAAATTCTACTGCTGCTACTGCAAGAGAGTTCCAGGTAAGTTCTGCTGTATTGTTTGGTTGAGCACCAGTTGTATGTGTTGGTTCATTACCAGAACTAGCAGTAACACCTGCTTGAGTTACTTCATAAACATTATTTCTGTAAGCAACAAACTGTCCTACAGTTACAGGTGTGTTAGCAGTCCATTGTACAAATGCAGGCGCGTTTACATTATACGAGGAAATAGTCCTCATATTAACAAACTGAAGTGCAGTAGGTGTTACCTTCAGAGTATTAATGTTATCATTGATAAACCATAGTGTGTTATCATTAGCACCTACAGTTTCTTCTGCTTTGATATAGGTGTTGCCATCTAGGTCACGAACACCACCCAAGGAAGACCATGCTGAGTTAGTGCCATTGTAACCTTCATACTGTTGTGTCTCAGTATTATATCTGATAAGACCATCAACCAATTGGTTTGAAGGAGGTCTTGCTGCAGTATTACCAACAGGAATTCTAATTGCACTGTCTGTATTGACATTTGCAATTCTACCAGGAGCAGGTTTTAGAATTAGATCATTGGATCCAAGAGAACGGAACTCATTGGTTTCAATCTCAAGTTGGTCATTAACACTAACTTTACCAAATGTTTTTAGTTCTCCTTGTGTAGATAGATCACCAGAAGTTAAAGATATTGATAGAGTTGATTGTTGAGTTGCACTATCAAAAATATCAACGTTTGATGAAATTAAGAATGAACCTGCTGTAGTCAGTGTAATACCACCAGCAGCATTGGTGATATTGGTGACTGCCAAATCTGTGCCAGCAATATCAGGAGCAGTTAATGTTCCAGAGATATTACCAGTAGCACCCGCTACTTCACCAGTTGCGGTGACGTTAATTGCAGTAAGTTCTCCACTATTAACATCAGACTTAACAATATCTGTACTTACAACAGATTGAACTGTAATCTCTGCTCCAGATCCAAAAGATCTTGGGTTGTTTGGATCTGGTGTTAATGTTGCTGCAGTAGTAAATCTAAAACCAGCATCATCATCACCATTTGCACCTTGATCATAGTAATAAAGTGTTGGTGTATTAGCAGTTACCTTAAGTGTAAGTGAATTGCTTTCACGCTTTACACCATCGAGATATTCAGAACCTGTAAAAGTCAGAATTGCTGTACCACCGCCAGTTGGCAAAGTGTCCAGTGTAATCTGTGTTGCACTATCAATAGATGCAATCTTAGTTCCTGTTGCTAGAGTACCGTTTCCAGTTGCGCTAACTTCCATACCAACAACCAAGTTGGTTACGTTGGCAAGTGTGACAGTTAAAGAAGTGTCATCTAATGTAGTAGAGAAACCTGTATATACAGAAGGTGCTTTGTCTCCACCCTCAAATGCTGATAGAGCAAAGTTTGCACTTGCATTAGAGGCATCTGATAGATCAAACAGATAACTATCACCAACATAGAGTGTTAGATCAGGAGCAAGTACATCATCAATAAAGATTTTCTTATCTGTTCCAATAGCAGTTGCTGTCGCGACAGAATATGTGTTTGCTGTGCTACCATTGAAGATAACATTATTACCAGCAGCAAAGTCTGTATCAACGCCTTGAGTTGTATCAGCAACAACAACTGATGTAATATTACTTCCAGAAGTTAAGATGCCAACAACATCAACAGGAGTAAATGAAGTTACACTATCAATCTGAATACTAAGATCATCTGCAGGTGAAGAACCACCAACTAAATTACCAGCAACGGTAACTGTTTCTTGTGCTACATATCCAAAACCAGCGTTAGCACCTACGACTACACTAGCATTACCGAATGAATCACGAGTTACATCAATTGTAAGTCCTGTACCAGAACCACCAGTAGCAGCAACTCCAGTGTAAGTTGAATCTGCTTGTGCTGCAATTGTAGTGCCACTCAGTAAAATAGCAGATGCAACACTACCATCTCTCTTCTTAATTTCTTGTCCAACAGAAACTGCAGAAGTAGGAACAGATCCACTAAATGTTAGTGTCTGTGTTGAGAAGAATTTAACTACTCTAGTATTTGGTTGTACTAGGTCAGTAGGAGAAACTGTGAGTAAATCACCAACAGAGTAACCATTACCTCCTTCAGTTACTTCTACTTGACTAATTGCACCTAGAACATCAACTCGATAAGAGAATGGTGTAGTTCCTACACCAAATGCTGGTTGGAACGATAGAGTTGCAGTACCAGGAGCGGTAGGTGCTGTGCTAAGAGAAATCGTTAAAGTTGCAGCGTCTATGTTACTAACAGTTGTTCCTGTAGCGAGAGTACCAGTACCACCAGTTTGAACAATACTGTCACCAATAGCAATACCAGTTACAGAGGTTAATACAATATCTGTTAGGTTTGGTGAAGAGAATGTCAGACTTGCAGCACCAGAGCTGTCTGCTGGGAATGACATTGTTAGTGTTGTTGCACTATCAATAGATTGAATGGTTGCACCCTGTGCTACAAATCCAACGTCACCTTGACCATTGAAGATGTTCATTCCAACCGTAAGATTGGAAGTATCAGCAATTGTAATTTGTGATTGTCCTTGGGTCAGGGTTGTATTAACACCAGTGATTGAACCAGGAAGAACTGTAGTTAAACCAGATACTCCTGTTGGCAGTGCTAGAAGATCTCCTACACTATATCCAGAACCATATGTAGATACGGCAAAGTCAGCAATAGTTCCAGGTGATGTAGTTGAAGTAAATGCAAATCCAGAACCAAATCCACCAAAGAAAGAACTACTAATACCAAGTACATCATTTACCAGATAGTTTTGACCACTGGAGTTAACAGCAACGTTAGTAACACTACTTGTATAACTTACAGTGCTGATAGTGTATACTGCACCAGTACCACCACCAATTTGACCATCGATAAACATGATCTGGTCACCAACACCGTAACCAGTACCTGCTTGTGTAAATGATACGGTGTCTAGTTCTCCACTTGCATTGATTACAACATCAGCAGTTGCTCCTCTACCAGCAGTTGTTGTAGAACCAGAGACGACTGAAATATTGTTACCCATGCCAGCGTGCTGGGAACATTCATATCCAATTCCCTGAGCACCAGCAGTGTCATGAATAATGAGATCAACAAATGCACCTGCGTTTCCTTCTACACCAAATGTAACTACAGTAAAATCAGCAGCAGGCAGTGCGTCTAGAACCCCTGCACCACGGAAATAAATCGGATGCCCAGTCATACTGGCATCAGAAATATCAAATCTATATGTGTTACCAATCTCTAATGTTGGAGTTGGTCTAGTAACACCATCAATTTGATATTCATATGGGGTTACGCCACCGTCTCCAATTGAGGTAACAACAAAAGTTTGTCTTGGTACGTTATAAACATCAACAGCGTTATAACTTCCTGTTGTATATCCAGATCCAGGAGTTGATGCAGAACCACCAAGATTAGTAGTACCAGTTACAGTAACATCAAAAGTTGCACCTGTACCAGAACCACCAGTAGCAGGAACAGCTGTGTATGATCCAGGTGGATAACCAGAACCAGCGTTAGTAATACCACCTAACAATTCTGGAACGTTAAATTCACATGTAGCTCCAGTGCCATTACCACCAATTAGATCAATACCAGTGTAGTTTTGACCAGGAACATAGTTTGCACCAACGTTAAGAACAGTACCAGCAAATCCTACAACAGTGATAGTTGCTTCACCACCGTCACCAGTACCACCAATGAAAGGAACCTCTTCATAATCACCTTCGTCATATCCAGAACCAGTGTTAGAAACTAGAAGTCCAGCAGTCTCAAGATTATTCTTTTGAACAACAAAATCTTTATAAGACGTAAGTCTGATATCAGAAATATCAAACAGTCTTTTTGTATTAGCAACAAACCCAATTGTATCGAGAGCAGGTCTGTAAATACCAAGTTCAGCGTCAGAAGTGAACGCTAGTGACGGAGCTAACCTAGTACCATCTCCAAGTTTTAAGTTGCCAGTTGATAGATCACTACCACCTTGCGTTACGTTAAAGATTGACGTTGCAATCTCGTTAATTTTTACCCTTTGCTGTTCAAAGGTGTCGGTACGTGCGACATTAATTGCTGGCATTTTTTACTAACTCTCGTAGAAGGGACTTAATTTCAGAGATTTCATTCTTCAACATATTTATGTCGTCTAACGCGGAACCTAGCTGCTGAGATTTACGCCTCGCAGCTATAGCAGAATCGTCACGATTGATGATGGCACCTGTGTTTTGGTCCCTTACGAGACCATCATGCCCTTCAACTTTGATGTAACTCATGCGCGGAACTTAGAAAGAGGCAACTGC